TTAATCTTTCCCCTTTCAGTCAAACTATTTCTTTTTGGGTTCCGTGTAGGTCAGGGCCTGTGCGCTGTCGGTAGTTCCTGCGGTTGTCGGGTCATTTACTACTCCCAAAATGACCAGCACAGAAAACACAGCGTTGACAATAGCTGCAAGCTGTTCATTCAGAACACCAAAATCCCACTGATAGCCAAACGGGGCAGCCACTACCTGAACAAGCAACAGTACGGCCGGAATCAGCGTCAGCCAAAAGGTTTTATTTTTGATTCTTACTAACCAGTTAATGTTTTTCATGATTCTGTTCCCCTTTCTTTTTCAAGTGTAGTTCGTCAATTTCTTCTTTCATCTTGGTCACCATCCCGTTCCCACCTAACGCATGATAAGCGTCATACATTTCATCAAAATTCTGGTAGGCATAAGACGGGATTTCTCCCAAGGTCATATACTTATCGTGGTACTCGATAAGCTGGACACGCAACAGCAGCATGGTTCCTTTACTGTTGGCATCCCTGTCTTTTTTCTGGTTTTTCAACAGCCACACAATATACCCCATCAGTGCGGTCAGTATAATGGGCAGTGCTATCGTGTAAGTCTGCATCAGAAAATGTTCCACTGGTTGCCCCTTTCTGGTACAAAAATAACCGCATCAGACCTCATATAATGGTCATATAGCGGTTATAATTGCACCTTTGATAAATTAATTGTGTGTTACTCTGCTAAATCCTCACAATCAAGGTCAATCAGAACGGTCTTTACCTGTTCCTTGATTCTTGCCGGGACATCTGCAAAGTCCTTTTTCCCTTTGATGATAAGGGTTGCATAAACTACTGCCATTTGTTTCACATCCTTTCTGAATAAGATTTGATATATGATGAACTGAAACATCAGTTATCACCACCATCACCAAGTAATGCCTGAACTTCTGTTTTGATTTTGTCAGGTACATCATCAATGGTCTTTAGACCTTTTTTAATCAGTTCAGCGTAGATTTTTGCCATAGCCTTTCACCTCTTTCTTTTACGGAATCATTTCATAAACTTCACACAATGCAAGCTGCATGTCTGTCATCTGTGCTGACAGGGACTCATTTTCTTCTGCCTTCGCTTTGATGAATTCGTCCTTGGTGTACTGAATAAGGTCATATTCCCAGCCGTCAAAACCCGGCTGTTCCTCTGACCCCGGTTCAGTTACCTTTGAAATGTTGCTTGATACCCAAACAGAATAGTCATCCATGACCAACTGTTCAGGCCGCTTCACACTCCTGACTTTCCCGTGATTTGTCATCCTTCTTTCCACCTTTCTTTGATTTTTTGCCCTTGATATTTTTGATATAATAATCATCAGCGTATGGCTGAATAGGCACAATGTATGTTTTATATAATTGGCTGCTATCACACCATTTCAACCAGCCTTTGTATGACTGGATTGAACACCACTCTGAATAGTTCATCTGTTTCCCGCTCTCAACCTTTGCCCGGATAGCGGTCATTTTCCGCTCAAATTCCAGACAGGTTGATTTTCTAAGCAGCGTGTAGTCCTTGAATACCCGATAACCCACAAAATCCACGCCACGGATAAAACTTGGAAAGATTTGATAGTTGCCTTTTATCCTTAATTTCAACTTCGTTCTGAAATACTCGTCTATCTCCTGTAATAGCACATGAAGTTCTTCTTTGGTTTGTGCAAAAATACATATATCGTCCATATAACGGTAATAATGCTTGACCCGCTTGACTTCTTTCATCCAATGGTCAAACGGCGTCAGATAAAAGTTCCCGTCATACTGTGAAAAGTAATTCCCGATAGGGATACCAACACCTTCAATGAATTCCTGTCCGCTGAATTCAACAATTTTGATTTCATTCCCGCAAGACCTGTAGAATTCAATATTTTCTTCGGTTGCCGGACACGTGCTGATGCTGTCAATGATTTCATCTATCAATTCCAACAAGTCAGGGTCTTTGTATTTCTTCCTAAATGCCTGCTTCAAAAGCTCATGGTCAATAGACGGATAGAACTTTTTGCAGTCAATTTTCAGGCAGTACGGCATTTCATCCGGCACGGTATCAACAGCCCTTCGCAGTTTCTTCAATGCCGCATGAATCCCTTTGTTCGGTATTGCTGAATAAGTGTCATCTGTGAAGTATGCCAACAGCTGCGGTTCAATCACCTGTATGACCGCCCACTGACAGATTCTGTCCGGGAAGAACGGCAGCTTATAAATTTCACGTTCCTTCTTTTGGTCTTTCTTTGTAAAAATCGTGTACGTTGAAGTGTGATATTTATGATTCTTCAACATCCACTGCAACGCCGCCAGATAGTAATATGGCCGTTTATTGATTTGCTGAACTTCCTTGTACCACCCCTTTCCCTTCTTTGCGTTGCGGAAAGCCAATTCAAGGTTTTCCATGGAACAAATCTTTTCCCATAAATAGCCATATCGTTTCACGTCTCTTTTTCCACCTTGTATGCACAATGAGCCGAATCTTCAACCCGCCTGCGCGGCCTACCAATACAGCCCAAGGTATTTTGATGTTTTGGCAAGTGCCACGGCAAAGTGCTTCATCACTGGTTTTCATAAGAACACCCCGCCATTTCTGACGGGGTGAACCTTTGTGCATTTACTAAGCGACTGCTGGAAATATTACGATTACGATTCGAGGGTGTATTGTTCGAATTACGATAGAAAGGCCTGGTATTAGAACCATTATTCCAATTCGCACTGGATAAAACAATTTCTTGTTTTTTCCCGCTGACTGGTGGCCTTTACTGGTCATTCTCTTTTCCCAAGCAGAAAAGCACTTACCTTATGTTTTTTTATTTATGCTGCCTTATTCTTCGCCTTACGATACACCAAGCGACCGCCGGAAACAGCACGACTACGATACGCGGGCGCATAGCTCGAAGCACGACAGAAAGGCCCGGCATCAGAACCATGATACCAAGCCGCACCGGATAAAACAATATGCCATCCATTGGTTGACACATACGAATAGGTGTAGTCACCAACAGGAAGGGAACTGTTCCCAAGCACTTCCGATGCAATAAACAGGAAGTCAAATTCTTCCGTGTAACCAAAGGCTGAAATATATCCTTCTGTAAACGCCATGGGGAAATCCACCAGCTTATAGGAACCGTCATCCTTGGAATCTGCAAAGGCGTTGTCTGCGATGTAGAAAGCGTGTGTCCACTGCGCCACAACATTGATTCCATCTTCATGTTTCCAGATGTTGCCCCAAAGGTTTTCTTCTCCACGGTAGGACACCATGACTATAGTGATACCGTCACCAAGTTCAACAGTAACAGCGCCAGACTTATTGCCAAGGTTAGACGTGGCCCCGGTCAATTCGGACATATTTATCTTACCGTCATCTGTCCGGTTTGTGTGGCCCGCACCAATGGCCGCCTGCATATTGAAACTTGCGTATTCAATCAGCATCAGCATTTCCGTTGCTGAATGTGAAATCGTGTAGTCCTGACACCAGCCGCTGCCACGGTTTGCTGCAAGGGTTCTTGCGTTGGCTCTGGTCAAGTTCTGTGTCACGCCAGAACAGGGCTTTGCCCCTGCGATGCTGGACAGCTTATCCCCTGTGCTTGCCGTAAAGTCTCCAACCTGTTCATCCGTCATCAGGTAAGCCCCGGCAGAAACGTCATAGATGCAAGGTTCAAATGCCGCCCTATAGATGACTTCCTGTTCCTCACCATTCACGATGAAAGCCGGATGCAGCTTGAATCCTGCTTTGGGCTTCGGGGAAACATAGTATCTTGCCTTTCTCATATGCACCCCGTTTGCGGGGGCCTCTGCATAAGACTTCACGGTTCCGGTCACACCTGTGGAACCAAAGGAAACAGACAGCTTTTCCCGTGGGCCGGGAATCCTTGACACAAACCGGATTGTGGTTCCGTTCGGTCTGGTCTGGAAGTCCGTGAAGCTGACATCATCAATTAAGCCCGCAATAACGCTTGCAGAATTGCCATTTGCCACGCTGACGGTCTTGACTTCCTCACCAATGGTCAGTGTGATGGTTCCGGCTGCCGTTGCCGCTCCAGTGATGACGATTTCTTCCATCTGCGGGTACTTAATGGGTTCCGTATCGAGGGGAACAACCTTATACCAGAATTTAGGCTGCTTGACCATGACCTGAACAGGCGTGCCGCTTGGATAACTCACGCCATCCTTCACAACCGTGGTTGTCAGTTTTCCGGTTTCCGTATATCCGGCTTCCCCGTATGCGGATAACTCCACGCCGCCGTCTGTCAGGTTTACACGCTTTCTGCCACCAAAACATTCTACATCATCGAACATTTCCCCCGGCGTCATGTTCACGGCTCCGGCCAGACGGGTGAACTTGTTGTTTTTGAAGTCCACTTCCACGCCATAGATGTCATCATCCGTATAACCAATGTAGGCTTTCAGGTCTGCAATCTCATTTTCCAGCGCCTGAACGTCTCCGATAGTGGCAAAGGCTCCGGGGTCAACCTCTAAGGATACGCTGTCAGCGTTTCCAACCGTGGTGACTAAGCGGAAGTATGCGCCGGATGTCGTGACCCCGTTATATGCGGGCATATAACAGTTTCCTGACGTTTCCGCACAGGCGGCGTACAGAATTTCACCTTCATCCGGGTCAAGGGCATATAAGCCCAAGGTACGCATATAATACCCCTCTGTCAAATCTGCATTTGTGAACGCCGCTTCAATCTGAATAGCAACTTCATTTGTCCTTGTGACCTTTGACACAAGGGATGTCTGCTTGACATCTGACAGGGATGACAGGGCCTGCAATTCATCTTCTTCATGTTCGGCGCTGGATACTGCCACCTTGGTGAACTCAATGTCACCTTCCCCGGCAATCATCTTTGCCATCAATGCCTGACCATCGTTTGTGATAATCAGCTTTGAATACTCTGCCATTTTTTCAGTCCTTTCTTTTAATCAGATTTTATTTCAAAAAAATCCACCGTGACCAAGCCGGACGCTGCTTTTGCGTCTCCGGCTGCCGTGATGGATTCCTTGAAATCATTTGAAATTGTGTGTTGTGCGACAGTAAGGATACCGCCGCCCGTGTTCAGTGTGCCTTGAACTTCAAGCGTTTCCCGGAAATCATTTGAAAGGGTGTAGATGGATACGACGCACACGCCGCCACTAAAAAGCAGGAATCCGTCTGCATCCCAAAGAATGTTGTTGGTGGATTCCACAACGATATTTTCCGGCAGCATTTCCCTTAGAATGGATTCCAGTTCTTCCACCTGACCAAACTTTTCAAGGGCGGTCTGTATGGTCAGGGTATAGCCCACATTAAAATTGTGGGTCAGGGTGAAGTCCGTATCACCGCACAGGACTTCCAGCTTGGAAAGCAGCGTTTTCATGGTGTACGGGATTTTATTGAACCACTTGCTTCTTACCCGTGACCGTCTGCTTTCAAGGGTATCTTCTGCTGATGGATAGATGCCAAGCATTTTTTCATAGCGTGACAGCCCATATTCATCAGCGGTTTCAATGAACCTGTTCCTTAGAACACGGTCAACCGCCGACCACATCAAATAGAATTCAGGGTTTTCCGCATCCAGCGCCGCCACAGGTTCCTTATAGGCTTTCATAAACGGTGGCAGATAGGAAACAAGGTCAACTTGACGAATCATCCAGACACACCCCCAAACGTGGGAACCTGATATTCCCCAAGGGACAGGTTTTCAGCGGAACCGTTGATTTTCGTGTTGGTGATGTCAATGACCCCCTTCACTCCAAGGATACGGGTTTCCAGCTGGCTGACCCTCACAATGAGATAAGAGCTTTCAGCCCATTCCTGCCGCAGTTCCAAAAGGTAGGCTTCAATGACTTCTTCAATGGCCGTCTTGGTGTTCGTCCAGTTAGAACCTTCTTCAAAGGTCACTGTAGTGGTCACATAGACCGCCACCGTTTCCGCACTCTTTACGCTGACCACGTGGCCGATAGGCGCAAGCCCGTACCCTTCCCCGGCATTCTGCACGGGGTCAAGTTCCGTCTGGATGCTTTCCAGCAGGACGTTTGATGCTTCACCATAGTCAAGGGAATTGACCACTGTGACAAGTACAGTGCCGCCGACCGTCAGTTTCTTTTCTTTTGCGGCTTCATACACGGTTCCCAGCCATGCCTTGACCTCTGCATCCAGCGTGTCCTTGACGCTGTTATACCACGTCTGAACCTTTACACTCGGTATCATTTCAGCGGGCCGGATGTCCCCATTCCATACCCGTGTGACCTTCACGTCCCCAACGCCGTCAATCTTTCTTACGGCTTCAAGGTATGCCGCACGGTTCCCGCCAAAGGCCTGTTCATTGAAGCTGTCAAAATACCTCTGCCGCAGGGCTTCGGTTTCTTCTTCATCCTCTCCGGGGACAAGCACTTCTGTCAGCGTGGCCGTTTCCAGACCATCAATGTATTCCATCGGAATCATCTGACCAAGATACTGATTTCCGATGACCCCGGCAGTCTCACACACCACTTGATACTGTCCGGGGGCGATTTGCTCCGTCACAACATAGTTCAGGGAACCGATGTTGAAACGCTGCCCGGTCACGTCAATGTCTGTGGGGGTAAATTCACCCTTCAACACCGCATTGGTTGCGCTTTCCGGCGTGATGCCCCTGTCCTTGCACAGCATGACTAAAAATTCCCTTGCGGCAGTATCGCCGTAGGAATTTTTTATCAGATATTCCAGTTCAATATACAGAATCTGTAGTTCAATAGCGGTTGAACTGTGGGTGTCATAAATCAGGGAACTTGGTCTTTTATCCAGCTGGTCAGATACCCGGTCAAGCATCCGTTCAAGTATCACTTCATAGGTTTCATTTTCATACATCTTTAGATGCTCACCTCTTTCTCTGCCTTGATGTCACCAAAAATGGTGTGAACCGTGAATGAAGTGTGAACCACTCCCTTCACGGAAAGGTCATGTTCAAAATCACCGACACCTGTGACCCGTGTGTCAACGGTCAGGGCTTCGGTGATTCTCCGTTCCAATTCCGGGCAGACATAAGTGACGGGTTCCCCGTAAAGGTCAAGGGTTTCAATCCCGTAATACCAAGGGTAGATGATAAACTGGTATCTTTCCGTGCTTAATGTCCTGAAAACCATCTGCTTCATGGCTTCCTGCCCGTCCACAAATCCCTGAACGGAATTTCCGTCCAAGTCCATCTTATAAGTTTTGCTTGGCTGTTCTTCGATTTCAAAGTCTTGGTCAAGGAACCCGACTGTGGAAGGTATCATTTTCCAATCCTATCCAGAACTATAAATTTCTGACCTTCCTGCTGCCTTGCAAGGATAACTTCATCACCGACAGCCAAGCCATTGTGAACGGTGATTTCTATTGTCCCCACGGCGTGCCTGTGGGAAGGCTCCACCGGAACCGTTGAAGTATTGGGCGGTGTCCCCGTATAGTAGTAATCCTGAATGTTGCCGCCCGTGATTTTGACGGTGTGTTCCGTCACATTCCTTGACAAGACAAGCTGCTTTGCGCCAAGAACCATTTTCTGCTCCACGTTGATTTGCAGCGGGGAAACGCTTATCACTTCCCCAAATACCACGTTGACAGGTTTGCTTGCTTCTCGTTCTTCTCTTGCCGCCCGCTTCATAGCGGATACTAAACCGTTTGCATCAGGCAACGAATTCACCCCCTCTTAACGTCAAATCCATCCAATGCTCATTTTCTTTGTAGGTGTGCTTGCATTTCTCCACAAGCATCCAGTTTTTCAGTTTAATGTCTCCAAGGTCAAGGTTGACCACGACCATTGACCCGGCCCGTACCCGATTGTCACCAATCGCATTTGTGATTTTCAGGTTGCGGGTCTTTTTATTGTACAGGCTTAACAGCGCATCAGCCTTTGCCTGACCGTTTTCCCCTTTCTGCAACGTATCAAAGTATTGCAGGATGCCCCATCTGTTGATGTTGGAAGAATCCTGTGCAATATAAACTTCCCTGTATCCGGTATCTTCGTTGTCATAAGTCAGCTTGATTTTGTTATAGGTATTGTCATCAATAGATGACGTATAATCATAGTTCTGGCCCGTTTCTTCATCAATCATCAGGTAAGCCCCCGGAACACCCACATACATAGATGACAGGTGTTTCAGGGTCAGCTTTCCAAAATCATCATAAAGCACGAACATTTCCCCGGTATTGGTCAGCGTCAGGTCAAGGGCATTGGAAACCATTTCAAACAGGGAAGTGTTTTCCTCTATCCTTGATTCAATGATATACAGGGTATCTTCCAAAGTCCCCACGTTCAGGGAATAGTCAGCTGCAATCATCTGAATGAACTGCGCCGCCGTCTTATTTTCATAGACCTTGGTATCTTTATTCTTCAAATACCGTAGCTGGTCATAGGCGGTGACGGTGATGATTTGGTCTTTATCCCGCTGCTGCTTGAAAACGAACCCAAAGAACACGTTGTCACCGTCAACCCGCATCCTGACCGGGCTGCCCTCGGAAAAATCCAGAATGTCATCCTTCAGGACTTTGAAGGTCAGCTTTCCGGGGGTGTCTTTCCGCTCTGTCAGCCATTCAACCCCTTCTTCTACAGAGGGCTGATACACTTTTTCTCCGGTTTCATTCCCAACCAAAAGTTCAACATTCACTGAACACACCCCCTTTCTTTAAGCTGCCGGAATCGTCAGCACCTGACCCGGATAAATAAGATTCGGGTTGCCGCCGACCACTCCACGGTTTGCATCATAAATGACCGTATATTTGGAACCGCTGCCATAGAACCGTTTAGCGATATTCCAAAGGCAATCACCGCTGACAACGGTGTAAGTCTGCGCTGCTGCCGGGGCGGGGGAATTGTTCGTTTCCCGCTGTGGCTCTGCGCTGGCCTTGGGTTTGGATACCGTCAGCTTGATGTTTATGGTCTTGGTTCCATACTCCCGGTACTGTTTCAGTTTGAACTTTACCCGAAAATCAAAACCGTTCCCGGCTTCTTCTGTGATAGTGTAATCTTCCAGCGACACCTTCATGTTGGTGTTCAGAAGCTTCTTATTTGCCGGGGTATTCCGGCACACAATGAACTGGAATGGCTTCTTTCCGGTTTTCAGTTTTTCAAAGATGTCAAAGTAATACCCCGCACCCTGAAAGCCGTCCTTATAGACGGCATAGGGATGCTTTACTTGGGGGATTTCTGCTTCAAACTCAATATCGGTCAGCCCCGCTTTTTTCAGGATGTTGATTTCTCCCTCATTGATAAGGTTGACCGTATTGTTATTGTTGTTAATGCTTATCTGTATCTTTTCAGGGGTAACAGGCAGTAAACAGTTATCCAGATACACGTCATATGCACTTTTTGCCATTTACTTATGCACCCCTTCCGTCATGTTATCAACCGCTTCATTTACAGAATCGGTCAGCTTGGACACGAACCCGTCAATGTCATCATTGTTGTTGATGTTGTTCTGCATTCCAGACATATCCACGCTGATTTCAGCGGTGGTGTACCTGTTGACGGCTTCCTGTTCGGCGATGTCACGCATATATTTCAGTTCTTCTTCCGTGATGTCCATGCTGTCGGCTATGGCTCCGGTATTGTCTGCGATACTTCCCACATCACTGCCAAGGCCGCTGATGCCGCTAAACCCGGATGTGTAATCTTCCACACTTGGAATATCCGTTGCTCCGAAAATATCAGACAGACTAAAGTCACTGATTTTATCCATGACACCATCACCCCATGATGCCCCGGAATCAAAGGCTTCTGACGCCCATCCGCTTTCAAAAGCGTCAAACGTGTCAAACCCGGAACTGAACGCCGCCCCGATGTCCTCATACTCCATCTTGCTTTCCTGCGCTGCCGCAGCTTTCGCCGCATAGGAATCTGCCGCCGCCACAAGACCGCTTGTGTCAAACTCCACAAAAGGCAGTTTGTTCAATGCTTCTGCAATCTGACTGATGACGGACATGGCCGTTGAAAGCAAGTTGTAAAAGAATGTCTGGACATTTGCGATAGCATTTTTAAACGCCGCTATGATATTGTGACCAAGGGCCGCAACTGCGCTTGCGATACCAAGGGCGATGTTTGCCACCGTAAGGCCCAAGTTCTTGAAGAACTGAATGACCACATTGATGCCGCCCGTGATAACGCCGAATCCAGTATTCGCAATCCCGGTCAGGTTCGCAATCGCACTGCACACTGCATAAATAATTGCAATCAATGCGATAATCAACATAATAATCCACACGATGGGACAAGCATACATGGCCGAATTAAGCCCCATTTGTGCAGTTGTCTGCGCCCAGGTTGCGCCAGTTAAAACAACTGTGGCCGCCGCCATCAGACCTTTTGCTACAGCTGCAATTCCTTCTGCCGCCGCTGTTGCTAATGATGCCGCTTTGACTAATCCCAGCCATCCGTAATAAACTGCCAACGCTGCGATGACGCCATAGATAATAGGGCCGATGACTGACCAGTTTTCAGCGATGAATGAACCAACTGAACCTATCAAGCTGAAAATGTTCAGCACAATATTAGCGACTGTAGCCAGCGCCTGAACTGCGCTGTTAATGAACGCCTGAAAGGCGTCACTGTTTGCCATATCGTTCAGCCGCTGCAAAACAGGCTGAAACGCCATCATGGCGGTGTTTGTGAACGATGTCCACAGTTGCCCCCACGTCATAGGCATGGATTCAAACTTTGCGTTGATGTCATCTGCTGCGGCAAAAATCGCCGCCTTGACCACGCCTGCGGTCAATTCGCCCTCGGCCGCCATGTCACGGATTTCACCAATCGGAACTTCCAGATAGTCAGCAATAGACTGAATGATGTTCGGGGCCTGTTCAAATACGCTGTTCAGTTCTTCACCACGCAGCACACCAGAACCAAGGCCCTGTGACAGCTGCAACAGCGCCGCATTGGCTTCTTCTGTCGATGCCCCGGCAATCGTCATCTGCTTCTGAATCAGATTTGAAAAGGCAACGACTTCTTCCGTGCTGCTGAACGCATCCTTGGCATTGTTACCAAACCGGGCAACCACGTCAGCCATCTGTGAAAACTCACCACGTGCATCCTGTGCAGACGCATAAACCATCTTGACAAGTTCGTCCGTGCTTCGCACCCCGTCATTCATCATGTCAAGGCGGGCGGTGGTAGTGGTCAGTTCGTCAGAAATGTTCAATATACTCTGAACAGTCTGAATTGTCGCATAAGCGGCAACCATACCCTTGATGCTGTTCATCAGGCCGTTAGCGTGTTCAGAACCTTCCTGAATCTCTGAATTGAACGCCCCCTGTGCGTTTACATTGTCCCGGATGTTCCGTTCCGTCTGACTGACCGTCTGCGACAGGCGCATATACTCCGCATTGGCTTCTGCCACATCCATATTCTGAACGGCCTGATTCAAACGGCCCTGTGTCTGAATCATACTGTCCAGCTGCGCCCGCAGCTGTTCCAGTTCGGCATTTGCTTCATCCGTACCCATATTCACGGGGTTATTGGTAATCTGCTGCACCCGGTCACGAATCATGTCAATCCTGACCGCCATGCTGTTCAAATCCTGAAACGCATCCGGCGGGAAGATGGTGGTATTGTAGGCCTGCTGTGCAATAGCGTCTTGTGTAGCACTCAACTGTTCCAGCATCTGGTTTGCGCTTGCAGCTTCTTGCCTGAACCGTTCAATGCCTGTACCTGTGAACACTTCCAGATTGTCACTGTCCCAAGTCACCGGGTCAGGCGCACGTGGCTGAATCGGTGTCCTGTTCGGTTCGGGATTTTCGACAAGCGGGTCTGGAAAGGGTTGCGGCGCTGCCTGCGGGATGATGCCGTCCGTTGTCCCGGCTGCTGCCAAGTTATCCTGCATCTGTTGCAACGCATCATTGACGCCGTTAATGGCTTCTTCGGCTCTGCCTGCCCCGTCCACAGCGTCATTAAAGACTTCCGTGCTGACGTTCGCATTCATGGCCTGCGTCATGTCCTGCATAGCCGACACCCCGGCGTCAACCGCATCAATGATGCCATATATTACATCACTGAAACCATCATGCAGTTCAATCCCTGTCCTGATGCCTGACATCCCTATCACCTGCCTTTCTTTTTGGCTTTTGCTTCTGCTTTCTTTTTCTGCTTCTTGTCATTCTCCATTTTGATTTGAATGGCGGCTACCACAAAGGCCCGTTCCTGAACATCCATTTCAAGATAAGTTGACGGCAAGATATGCAACTTATGAAGGGCATAGTAAGCGAAATTTGCGTCACTATCCCCTTCATTTATGAGTTTTTTGCTTCATTTACCTTTTCCTCAAAGGTCTGTGAAAATCCCTGGAACTTCTGCATCCATACGGTCAGGTTCTGGTACTCACCAGCATCATCCACCATGGCGTAAAGCAAATCTTCCGGCGTCTTTACACCATAGGAATCCTGTAATTCCGCATCGTACAGGTCAGGGTAGACCGTGGCGGCCACGACCATCTTTGCAAGGTACGCAGAAGTCAGAACCTTGGGTCTGTACATGTTCGGCTTTCCGGTGACCTGAACTTCAACGGTACATTCATCACGCATCGCTTCATTCTCTTTGGAAGTGATGTGCCGGAACTCCCATTCCAGCGGCTGCCCGTTCTCATCTGACAGGGTAGTGGTGGGCGCATATTTTTCATTGGACTTTGCCACCTTGTTCGCTTTCATAAATCGGCTAAATTTGGACATTTTATCTTTTCCCCTTTCTGTTTATCACTTAATCAGAAAAACCCCTTATATGAGCCTATATAAAGCCCACACAAGGGGTTTTCACCGTTTAGTTGGTAAGAAAACCGTTCAAATCGGTGAAAGTCTCCGGGATTGAGAAATCCTCAAAGGTTCCTTCAATCTCTTCATCCAGATATTCACCATCTGCATCAAACTTTGCCAGAACGCCGCCGTCTGTATTGCAGTCATACAGGATGACGGACTGCCTGCCTGCGGCAGATGTCGGGTCATCATTGGTAATCTGCATTTCAAAGTACACATCTTCACCAGTGTTCTTGTAGTCAAGCAACGCCTGTCTAAGTACCGACTGGTTATAGTGCGCCGTGCCGGAAAATGTCCCTTCCATTCCGCAGGACTTATGACCTGCCATAATTGCGCCAAGGCGGGGGACTGTGGTTTTGGTTTTCTCAATGGTTGCTTCCATGTCAATCATCTGCATGAAATTGTATCGTCTGCCGTTAATGGTCAAGAAACACTCCGCCAGTTTGGCGGCAATCGTGTCCTTGCCCTTCATCACAACATTATTCAGCATCTTTTATCACCCCTTCCTTATGACACCTGAACGGTCATGTACAGCTTACCCATAGCATTGACGGGCTGAACCGCATCATTGACCGCCACGGACTTCTTATCATTTCCAGCTTCTACAGAAACATCAGAATCAGAAAAGTTTTCAATGGCCCGGATGTCCTGCAATTCCTGATGATGCTTTACGATGTCCGACCACAGGGAAAGACGCCCGGCTTCATCGTTTGGAACCGTACCAAGGTACTTTGTATTAAATACGACTGCAATATCATTTGCAATCTGGTCAATGACCCTGATGGTCTGGTTGTCCTTGAACACATCGCCCTGTGTGTCAGAAGTGGTCACCATGGTATTGATGTCATCCAGAACCCTGACATCACTGTTGACCTGATGCAGTACGAATTCACCCGCATCAATGGCCTGCTCTAACTCTGTCTGCGTGAAATCTGTGTCAACGGTGAATTCCCCGTCATAAAGTCTGTTCTGACAAGACTTATTCACCGCACAGCCAGCTTCAAGGCCAGTCACCCAATACACAAGGGATGCGGCAGATTCTCCGCTGTCCGTCACATTGTTCTTTATGCTGATAACTCCCATGTAATCCGCAGCATAGTTGTGAAGAACAAGCTGGAATTTGATTCCCATTTCATCCCTTAACCGCTTATTGAAGGACGCATACAGCTTCTTTGTGGTGTCATCCGTGACCACAACGCCCATAGTGTTGTAGCTGTAGGGCTGAATCTTGTCCAAATAGGACTGATGTGCTGTGCCGTCAACTGTTTTGTTCGTGCCGCCAGTAAGCGGGGTTGAAGCAGTCACGGCAAGTTCAGCTTCTGTCTTGAACTTCACATAGTCATTCGCCACCAGTTCAGACGCCGCAGAAACTGTCTGTGAATCAACCTCTGTGGTTCCCATCAGGGTCTTGACATCGAACTTTTCTTCATCGTCTGCATTGGTCTGAATGACGATTTTCAGGTCATTTCCACGTGTACCAGCATAAAGAGCTTCTGCATAGGTATTGCTTGCCTTTGTTCCACCGCCATTCAGGCGGTAAGCATACAGGGTTCTTGCCCCAAGGAATAAATCCCTAAGACCCTTCATTTTTGCGTGGTCATACGCATAACCAAAGATTTTCAGGGTGTTTTTCTGGAAGTCCTCGTTGGTCACCTCAAAGACTTCCCCTTCCTTGCCCCAGTCAAGTTCAAGCGGCATAGTTGCCACACCCCTGTCAGAAAGGGTTGCGCTTGCCGCAGCGACTGAAACAAAGTTGATATATGCACCCGGCAACTTTTTGTTCTGCACAGTAAAACTGCCGCCACCTAATGCCATATTATTTCACCGTTCCTTTCATGTATTTTTCCACCAGCGTGTTGACCTCTGACATGGTGTAAAGCTGTCCATCTTCAAGAACAGCTGATAACAGGTCACGCCGGTTTTTGAATTTCTTAGATGCCAGAATCTGGTCTTTCCTGAACTTCGGTTCATCCCTCTGAACAGGTTCAGAAACTTTTGCATCTGACGCCGCTTTCTTTGATGCAGCCAAATCAACCACCTTCTTTCACATCTGTTTCAATTTCCAGTTCTTCCATAAGGGGCTTGTCCTCTGCCTTGTAGACAAAAAGGTCATAATTCACAAAGAAGTTCAGCACGTCATCTTTCAGTTCATAGTGCATCTTCGTCCCCCGGATGGGCCTGTCATCACCCTGACAGGTGATGTACTCCAAGCAGAAGTACATGGCTTCACCTACTTCATGGCATTCTTTGACGATTTCAGCCGTTTCCGGGAAATACTGAATACAAAATTGACTTTCCCTGAAATACCGCCTGCCAAGGAACTGTTCCATGCTTGGGTTCAGACACTGAATAAAAAAGCAAGGCTCTTTCAAGTCTTGCTTCACTTCTTCCCTATGGATTTCATATTTATCCCCGAACGCTCCATTCAGGGCAACGCTGATTGCTTCAATGATTGAATTTATCATTTCAGTCCCCCTAAATATTTCTTTATCCGGTTTTCAAGCACCTTCGGAGCTATTTTTGAAAGTTCCTGTTCGGATATGGTCATCATAAACTGACCCTTTACCCAACCTTTATGATTTGCCGTCCTGTGGCCGTATTCGACATAGGACGCATACTCAACGGGGTTGACAATTTCAATCACATAGGTGTCACCAAAGTGATTGACTTTCAGGGATTCCGCATACCCCTGTGCGGATGCACGCTTTTCCCCTGTCCACCCACGCCTTAAAGTACCGCCCTTTTTCCCGGAACCCTTGGGATATTGGCCTACAGGTGTTCGTTTGACCACCAACCGCAGCAGCCGGGCGGCAAGTTCCTTTGCACAAGATTCCACAAAAACATCCGGGTCTTGCAGTTTTTTCAGTTTGTCCCTGAACTCTTTCATGCCGGATGCCTTAAATTTTCCCAATTTAGCCATCAGGCATATTCCTTGAACAGTTCAAGCATGATTTCCTGATGTGTGGGATATACCGCCGAAAACCCGCTTCTTACATAATCCGTTGTCACATTATCCTGTGTAACGGTCAGCTTTGAACCGGGTTTGATTTTTATATCCGGCGATATAAACAGCTTTGTCACCTGTGCAATATGGGCCGCCGTGCTTGACTGGTCAGCCGCCGATAGCGTTTCAAAAGACAGTCTGCACGGCTGATTTTCCAGTGTGACCACTTCCTTCTGTGTGGTCAGCTTCGTCACTTCATCCTTCACCTTCTGCATCTCATGGACGGTCAAAGTACCAAAGTAGGTTGCTTCAATCGCCTTTCTTGCACGCTGCTGCGCCTTTTTGATTGCGTTTACCATCGGATGCGCCTGAACGAACTGAATTCGGCCTTTCCGTAGGATAAAAGGTAATTGATGAAGGTGGTCAACCTCTGTTCCGGGGTTTGGGTTCCTTCACCAACTCCAAAGACCGTGTTGGTGTCCCCGGTCTGAATCTGCTTCACGGCATAGTCTAAATCAAGCCCGGTCAGGTCATCCGGCGCAAAGGTTTTCTTGGAAAGCAGGAATTCCCCCACCGCCATGTCAACAGCGATGTGTTCAAGACCTTCCGGCACTTCCTTCCAGTTAATATCATTGATGATGCTGCTGCGAACCTTACCAACGCAAAAGGTCAAGGCAAACTCGTCATCTGCCTTGACCTCATACCCGAATGATTCCAGCCGCTTTTTTACGGTTTCCACGTCAAACATGGGCTGTCACCTGACCTTTCCGGCTTAACCTCTGGAAATGATTCTTGCAATCGGAATTGCTTTGTGGTTGATGTAACTGCGCTGATTTTCCTGTGTCTCACCAGAATGAACCAGCGACCAGTTTGCACCATTTTTCAGTTCCTCATCTGTCGGGGACAGGGATGCCTGACTTTTCTTTTCGTAAGAAATGCCGAACGGGGCGAACACCTTACGCTGTCTGCTGTAAAGCGTATCCTGACCGCCGTTAGTTTTGGGGTCACGGTTCATTTCATAGGGAACCTTTACCCCTAAGTCCTCATAGGAAATAGAACCATTCCCAAGGACAAAGGTGGTGTACTCCGTGAAATCGTCCACGAATACCACATAATCGCCAACCGCCGGGGCGGTGTAGTTCGTTGCAACAGGGGTTACTTCGGAAACCTTAATCTGCTTTGCAGTAGGACTTCCCGTTGTATCTGCCACAACCTCAAGCGCACCTTCATCTGTGGACTTGGCTTTGATGTAGAACCCTTCCTGTACGGCTGCGGGCATATCATCATCGACAACAACCAGCTTGCCGTTCCACGTGTACAGGTCAAGTTCTCTCTGAATGCCCTGTGCATCCGTATATTTCAGATGCGCCACAAGATTCAGGTTTTCAAGGTTCGTAGACACATCGCTGTGCATGAACACCAGTGTAAACTTCTTCTTGTTTGCGCCGCAGGCCTTATTGACTGCACTGTTCAGGGTAGTTGCAGAAACCTTTCCGTCCACCTGTTCCGTGATGTCATAGGTGTGGTTGTTGACGAATGCAAGGTTCTTTGTTCCGGTCATGGAAAAGATACCCTGTAAGATTGCGATAATGGTGGACTGGTCAATCTCATCCCAGTATTCGCCCACCTGGTCAGCGATATTCTGCATGAAGTCCACGCCGCCGGTAATGTCATAAGAAAAATCCTTTTCCGTCCACGCCTTGGCACGGCCCACGGCAACAACGCCCTGTTCAAAGGTCTTTGTGCTGGTTGCGGTGATGTCCGTCTGACCGTCATAGTTGACAGCATCCCCATCCAGTAAGCCCCGCATAGCGATGCGTGCATATCCAGTGCCGCCCTGACTGCCGCCTAAAGTGGCTTTAATGTCAGGGTTTCCCGCTAAAGCTCTGGACTTTTTGATTTCATTCATGTGCAGGTTCGGAACTCTGCCGACCATATACTTGAACGCCTGCGGGTTGAAACTCTTAGAATCAAACTTATCATTCGGCATATTTATTTACCTTTCCCTTTCTTCATTATTCGCCCAGTGTGGCATCCGGGTTTTCTGCCAGATAGGCGCAAAGTTCGTCATACGTCATCTTGGAAGTGTCAACTTCCGAACCCGGCTTTGTTTCACCAGATGAACCCGGCTGAAATCCCTTGAACTGCTGCTGGTTCGGCTTCGTACCCTCGTCAAACAGGAACTTAGTGTCATCGGCCTTGGTCAACGCTTCAATCTGTTCTGCCAGTCCCTTGACATTTCCTTCCTTGTCCAGCTTGGCGTCAGTCAAATCAAGCAGTGCTTTCACTGCCTTGATGTTCTTGGCCTTTGCCCCAGTCAGGGCCTTTTCAACCGCATAGTCAACTTTCAGCTGGTTCATCTCGGATTCATGGGTTTCCTTGGCCTTGGTGTTCTCGGCCTGCAAATCAGCAATCTGCTGTTTCAGGACATCATTGTCCCCGCTACTTGCTTTCAGCGTTTCCAGCTGCTTGTCCCTGTCAGAAACCTGTGTGTTCAGGCTTGCGACCTCTGCTTTCAGGTTTTTGATTTCTGTTGCAGACGTCGCCTTTGCATTCTCGATGTCATCACCGTTGATTTTGATGATACTGTCCACCTGTTCCTTAGAAAGTCCCATATCTTCCAACTGTTTCCTTGTCATGTCTAACCATCCTTTCAAATACGTTTTTATACGGGGTAACTCCCACATGATTGTTTGGCTTGTTGCGGTTTTACGTCTTGACCAACCCGACAAATAGAAAAGCACCCGCTGCCGGATGCTTTTCTGCGCCACATGACCCCGTGGCCGGGAGATAAATTTTAGACCACCGTTCCTTTCTCTAAATCTTGGTTTTCAAGCCGCATTTTCCCCCTTTCTGACTTCATATAAAGCACATATACAGGCTTTTAATGCTTCAATGATAATTTATCCATGTACGAAAAAAGCACCGCCATATGACAGTGCTTTTTTAATCCCAATGTGTACTTGTTCCATCGTCCCCCTTGGGGTACAGTTCCAAGATGTCATAGAAGTTCGGAATATCTGCAATCTGCTTTCCATTCTTCAATGCCGTCAGAACTTCAATTTTTTCATCAAGAAGTTCATCGCTGTCCAAATCAAAGAACTGGGACAGCATCGGGGGAAATTCCACCTCAATGAACAGCTGATGCACTTTTACACTTTTTTCTATCAGTTCCCGTTCTGTCATGTTTAACCACCCGCCTTTTTCAGAAGTTCTTGAATTGCCGCATCCAGTTCAGCCACCAAATCCGGTTTATCGGCCCTCAACAGGTCAATCAAGTCCGGTCTTGTGATGCTCAATGCCGCATAGTTGGCAATCGTTTCATGCACCCGGCTTTCAACGCTCCGATAGTAAGAAGAACCATGGCCGTATATCACGGTACGGTTATCCCGGAATCTGCCGCCGGAAAGTGCATCATAGATGTCTTGAAGGTTACCGATTCCACCGCCCATGATGTTCCGGGCCTCATAATCAAGCGCAGCTTCTTTTGCTTTTTTCAGTTTATTGTACTGCTTTTTATAATCAGCATATGAGCCTTTGAACGTCCTGTTGTACATGGAATCATTCAAATCAGCAATCTGCTTGCTATACTTTGCACTTACATCTGAACTGACCCTCTTGAATTCTTCATTATGCTTTTTGAACAGTTCAGCCACATCATCGCCGATTGAATCAGACGTGTTCTTGAAAGCATCCATCAGGGACTTCCGGCTGGTACTGAACCACCCACCGCTTTTTGTGGGGTCTGTACGGCCATACAAATCCATCAAGTGCATTTCTTCATGCAGCATGGTGTTCACCTGACCTGCAAGGTTGTCCCCTTGCAACTTGGGGATTGTCAGCCTGACTTCCATCAGCTTGCCCGTCATCGGATTCATATAGGTGGTGACCGCATGGTCTTTCCCGTGGGATATTTTGAAGGGAAGTCCGTTGCTTTCCACATTTTCCAGCTTACCCATGCGGTTATACAGGGCAACCACGTTTGCGTCAGCACCTTCCAGATTATTCACATAATCCACAAGGGTCTGTGTATTTTTCAGTTCAGACTTTTCAGTGAAGGAACCGGGGAAGTTTTCAACCTTCAATTCCTCTGCTTTCACCTTTATTTTAACATCCGGCGTGACTTCCTGCAATTCAGACTTATCACCGTCCACAAATCCCTTTTCCCATTGGTGATAGGTCATGTTGGCCGGGACATAATAAGTCTTGCCATCCTCACCCCGTGCGGCCCGCTCCCCGATGTCATCAAAGTCATCATCAAAGTACGGCACTGTGGTAGAACGGCAGTAAACATGAAAGGGCGGGGCAGTGACCCCCACTTCCCACTGTGACATAGGAAAATGCTTTCCGTCCATGTCCCGGCAGATTTCAGACGTGTGAGAATCCAGCGTTGCCACAATTTCAAACTGTTCAACGTCCAGTTCAGCAAAACAATCCTTCTGTGCGGCGCTACTGAAAAAGGCTTCTTCTGTCATCACAAGACGCCCGACGCTGTTCTTTGACACATTCATCCGCTTGGATATGGCATCAATGGCTTTCTGCGGGTCTTGGCCCAAGATGATGTTCTTGGTCAGTTCATTGTTCAATTCATTGACCAGTTTCTGACGGTTTGACCATACCCTTTCTGAAAAGTTCTTCCCGTCCACAGCCCAAGGCTTATTGATAACCTTGGAAATGTGCTTTTCATCCAGCGTACTAAAATCCCAGCCAACCCCCACGCCCTTCTGAATCTCAAAGGCCGTGTGATAGTACCCTGACTTGTAGATGTCCCGCATGGTGGAATCAATGCTGTCAAGCTGGTTCCCAAACATGACTTCAAGGCTCTGTTGCATCTGCAACTGGATTGCTTCAAGCCTGCTGATATGATACCGGGCAGATGCGTTTTCCAGCTGCTTCATCCAAGTCCCATTGACCGCATTTTCTTCCCCATATCGGATATACTCGTTGACATCCCATTTCAGTTCTTCCAGTTCCTTCTTGGTCAGCATCCTGCGGGCATCCGCAAGGGAAATCTGGTTATTGTTGGCAAATCTCTGATACCACGCACGAATCTGCGCTTCAATCTGCCGCTGCGCCTTTCTGTACTGCTTTTCAATGTCCGCAAAACAGTCAAGGCCTATTTGGTTTTGTGACTGTTCAAGCAGTTCAAACCGCTTTTTCCAGTAAGCACTATTCTTCATCGTCTACATCACCGCCGCCTTGATTGCCCTGATTCGGGTCAGTCCTTTGATTCTGAAAAGGATTGTACTGTTTTTCAAGTTCTTCCTGTTCTTTCTGTTTCTGCTTTTCCAACCGCTCCATTTCCTGCTGCGGGTCATCCACCCAAGGATGCTGACTGATGACCGTCTCAAGGGACAGCACAGTCAAGGACTTAGAACAGTTATCAATAGCTTCACTCTCATTTATCAGGATGTCACGGTTGAAGATGATGTCCACCGTCTCATTTTCAAAGTTCCCCTGTCCGGTATTCGCCAGATGTGCGTTGACGAACCAGAGAACATCTTCAAATGCCGCTTGATACTCTGTTTCTGTATCATTGGCATCAATGTCAATGTCACTGTACATGGACTGAATGTTCATCTGGTTTGGATTCCCAGAAAGGCGGTCATCCTTGGCATCATAGCCCATGGCATTCTCTATCATGGCCTTTTTGAAGATTTCCAGAATGGACTTGTAATTCTCTGCATTGACCGTGACTTCAAGGGTTTCCACGCCGCCCTTGGTATCACCGTCATATCTGACCTTAACCGCTCCAAATGTGGCAAGGTTGCGCCGGAACTCTCCCAGATTCTCACCATCATAGTTTTTCAGGACAAGAATGGTGTTGCGGGCATCTTCCTGCATATTGTTTTCAAAGTCCGACATCATGATATTGATTCCATCCTGCAAGGACTTCACCTTTTTAATCAGCGGCGTTTCCTGTTCATTGGCTTTCAGCGGAATCAGCGGAACCCTTGACCAGTTGAACCCTGTAATCTTCCCGGCAGCGTCCGTCACCGTAACATGGGGACAGTCCACAGGGCCGCCGCTGTCATCTGGCACAAGCGTGCTGCCGCCTTTCAGAATGAACTTATGAACGCCGTCCAAGTCATAGATTTCCACCTTTTCAATGACCTTGGGCATCATACCGTCATAGCCGATGACCAGATAAAGCCTAATAGCAAAGTCCAGAATAGTGTGTTCACTATCCTTCCAAAACGGCAGAATTTCATAGCCGGGGAACAGTCTGAATGAAAATTCCCCGTTTTCCGTATAGTACGGATATAGCCAGCAGATACCGCCGTTGTATGCGGCCTTTCCGCTGTTCTTCAAGGTTTTCATAAACCGCTTATTGAACACCTTCTTCAAGCACTCTGAATAAGCGTCATTTTCCGTGCTGACTACAAACGGCTGTCCGAACAGATAGTTGGCTTTCTGGTTGACCAGCTTGGCGTACTGGTTATTGACCACCCTGTTATTGGGAAGGTTTTCAACCACTTCCAATTTTCCGTCAGCCCCTATCATGGTTCTTTTCCGTTTCAGGACATCGTGTTCCCCCTCATAGTACAGCGCCCCCTTAATCTGCATGATTCTGTGGGGTGAATACTTCCACCGCTGAATCTCTTTTTCAAGAAATTCCCGGTCAGTCATCCGTGACCTTGCCCCGTCCAGTATGAAGTTTGTGACCTTCAAGGTCAGCGCATCAAGCAGGTTGCTGAACACTGGTTCATTCACCCCTTTCATTGTTCAATAAAATCAAAACCCTTGAAAATGCTTAATTTTCAAGGGCCTGTGTTACTAATTTGTTATTAAAAAGCAGTTATGCAAGCATCATAGGCGATACCAGACGCACCGCCCCCGGAGGTTTTAGGTATTTCACGGCGTTTTGACAAAACGTGAAAAAATCAAAGGCCGCTGATGCTGTGCATTCTGCCGACAATATCAATCAAAACTGAAAGCGTCACCCTTGGAAATATCCTCAAAGGCGTACCGCATGGCATCCATCAGGTGGTTGAAGTCATCAATGGGCCTGTTCAGCTTCTTCCCGGTCTTGGTGTCGGTGTCCCAAGTATAGTTACTGATTTCCGTGATGAAGTTCACGCAACGGGGATGCACAATAATGTGATAGTCCTGAATGAAGTCAATCCCGTTGTTGATGCTGTCTTTCCCCTTGCGGGCCTTACGGATACCTTTCAGCCCCAGTTCCCGCAGACGGTCAATAGACTTGGGTTCAGCAGAATCAGCCGTGATTTTCTCTTTCAGATAGCCCATTCGCCGCACTTCATCCGCTATTGCTTCGTTGCTCATGCCGGGCTTATACATTTCATCAAAGACCCAGATGGTTTTGCTCGTCTGGTCAATGAACCCGCAGAACAGGGCAGAAGGGTCATTCGTATATCCAAAGTCAAGACCAAAGGCCGACCTGACCCCATTGATTGCCTTGACATTCTCGATGCTGAACGCCTTTTCTTCCCAATTCTCATAGACAAGGCCGTCCACAATACCCCAATCACCAAGACCTGCCACCTTATAGCGGCGTGGGTTCTGCCGCTTCATGGTTTCAAAGACCTTCAAGTCAGCAGCATCCAGCCATTCATTACACAGGTAATTGGTGGTCATGGCAAGGACTTCATCATCCGGCGTGTCAAAAAACCGCTTTTTTATCCAGTGATGTTCATTCCAAGGGTTCAGTGTCAGGGTGATTTGCTTGAAAAGCCCCGAACCAGTTGGGACGGCTCCACGGATGGATTCATCCAGCATATTGAAATCATCTTCCGAACTGATTTCATACGCTTCTTCAATCCACATCCAACATAGGACGCCTTGGTCAACCGTGATAGAAGTGACTTTCAGCGGGTCATCCAAGCCCCTGAAATAGATTTTCTGCCCTGTCGGCAGATAAGTCATTTCAAGGGGGCTTTCCTTCACATCCCAAAAGGCATCAACGCCAAGGCGGTGAATGGCCCATTTCAGTTCAGTGAAGCAGGAATCTTTCAGTGTGCGATAGGTCTTTCTGACCACAAGGGTATTTGCCCCTTTGTACTTCATCATGTTGGTGATGTACCACAGGGCGGCAGTCTTTGATTTCTTCGATGCACGGGAACCTTTACAAACCCGGTATCTGCCTTTGAACCGCCAAAATGTGCCGTAACCTTTACCGACTATTTCCGGCAGCTTCATCTTTGTGACGCCGTTGTTGGCGGCTTTCTCTTTGTACTCGTTCGGGTACAGGATATATTTCATATACCCGAAAACGTGTTGTGAAGATATGCGGTTCTTTACCATAGGCAAACCACCGCCTTAATCTTCAAGGGCATCTTCACCAGTAATGACAATAGGGGATGCAATATTGACATCCAGCTTATCATTCCACATTCCAAGGTGTTTCCCCAATAATTCAAGGGCTTTCAGCTTAGAAGAAATCTTGACTTCCCTTTCCACGCTGCCGCCGAACTCATTATCAGATTCCTTGTACTTGATGGATTCGATGCAGGACAGGTCATCATCTGTGGCCGTGTTCTTGATTCGGCCCTGACTGTCAACAACGTCCGTCATTTTCACAAAGGCCAGCTTCGCCAGTTCCAAAACAACCCTGTCCTGATTCACCCCGGTTCTTTTACTGCGGGCAGCCATCGCTTCGGCAACCGCCTGCTGAACCTTAACATTTCCCAACATCCGGGAACCTTGAACATCCGCTGTTTTTGCTGAATATCCGGCCCTTATGGCGGCTTGTGTTGCGTTCAGGTCAATCAGGTATTCATCAACAAAACGCTGCTGCTTTTCAGTTAATTTTGCCATCCGGCAACACCTTCCTTCCTAAAAACTCTCCATTTTCTCAACAAAAACTGCCGCAAGGTAGGAGGTATTAGCACCCTTGCGGCAGTCAGACAGAAATCAAAACAAAAAGATTGCAGATAAATGATAAATTTATCTGCAACCTAAAATTTCATAGCTTACATGATACATACGGAAATTGGTAAAATCAATACCTTTGGAATCACAAAAAACCACTTTTAACACAAGTAAACTAAATCTGAATACACCTTTTCAAACTCTTTAAGCGCTTTTTTGTGGACTTCGATGGTATAATTATAAGACCGTTTCATTTCCGCAGCGGTTACTTTCAGGGATTTGTACTGCACATATACCTTATACAGCACCTTGACATAATCCTTGTTATGTAAGCCCCTGATTTGCCGGATGATTTTTTCCTTGGCATCTGCGAACTGGTCAATCTCCCTGTTGATATGCTCGTCAAAGGAAACATACCTGACAACATCATTTTCCATTTTCCCTCCTGTCAAAGAAGTCTGCACCCTGACCTTGCTGTAATCAATGCCGCCGCCCTTCATGGCATCGGTTTTCATATCAGACAGCCTTTGCAAGTCCTGATTGATATTTTCATCAATCAATTCTAACTGTTCTAAATATTCCTTCGCACTCAACCGCTTCAAATCAGCACATCCTTTCTAATTGGTATCCTTTGGGTATCGGTTAAAAATTACACGGCAAATAAACTCAAAGCCTTATAAATCCTAATGGTATCGGTTAGTATCGGTATCTGTTCACGTCTATATTCTTATATTTTCAATATTCTTATTTCTTAAAATATTATAGAATTTAAAATAATAAGAACTTATAAATTTAACCGCTACCAACAGTTACCGCCTTATTTTATCAGTATTTCAACCGATACTTTTAACAGTTACTAAGTGTTACCATTCGTAAAATCAACTATTATGATATTTCCTTCACGCCCAATGATTCTTTTTTCACATTATATTTATCCTGTGAAGAAATATAGGTTGCATATTTGATGACTTCTTGCTTTCCTTCTTTGGTTAAAGAATCAAACAATTCAATCAGTTCAGCTTGTTCAGATGTAAGTTTATTAGAATTATTTTTGAAATCAAATGCCATCAGCTCACACGGGGACATATCAAAAATCTTTGCCATTTGCTGAATGTGAGTTCTTTTTATATTTTCTACAGTACCATTTTCCCACTTATTTATAGCGGCTCTGTTTACTGGTGGTTTTAGCATTTGGCCAAGTTCTTCTTGAGATAAGTCTAATTCTTTCCTATGGTATTTTATCAGTTCCCCCATAGTCATAAAGAATTCACCTTCCTTCTATTCAATTTTGTATCTTAATAATACCACAGAATCGAAAAAACATCAAATAAATTTAAAAATGTATCTTAAAAATTATAAAAAGGTGTTGACATACGGAAAATACTTGTTATAATGTAATTGTATCTTGATAAGATACAAAATAAAAACCGTTGCAGCGGTTCAAATCAAGGAATGGAGATGCAGGACTATGAGAAGAATGAAAAGGAAAACAGTTTGGGCTTATCTGGACGGAAAGAAACTTGTGGATGTTGTAAAGGCGGCACTGGATAACAACATGATGGTGGATGACCTGAAAAAGAAATTGATAGAAGAAAATCCGGGTCATGAAGTGACTTTCAAGGTGGTGTGAATATGAGATATTACAGCACGCAACGCCCGATTGTGCCGGGGAGTTTCCCAAAACCGAAAGGAAACACGATTGAACAGATTGTAAATTTCCCCACCAAAATCTATGTAGATGAAATTTGGAAACGGGCTTGGGGTTATATCGACTACGAAAAGCTGCTTTCTGAAAAGGATGTTTCCGATTATGAGTTGACACAAGGTGGGGCTTATCATTACTAAAGAACAGCCGAAACGGTCAGAAATGACCGTCAGCTGGGAAGTGACTGCCCCGGCTCTGATGATGGCAGGTCAACGAAAACCAAAGAAAGCAGGAAAGACCGGGTGAAGCGAGAGGGCTGCACACAAGTAACATGGTAGTTATGCTGACAACTGTATCAGACAGAGTGTGTGAAGAATAAACATGACCCGGCAAAGCAGTTGAAGAAAACAGGAACGGTAGGGCAAGAATGCGAAGTGTTCATACTATTTGCAGAAAATGAACAGTCTGAACCAATCAGAACATTACCCCTCTTTCAAGAAGCCGTTAAGTGGAAGAATCAACCGAGCGAGAGGACACAGTACTTTGGTTTTCAAAAAAAAGGGAACAGCCCCTTTATAAATACTGTCTATTGTGTGTTGGTTGACAGGTTTAAGTTCAGGGTTTTAATGCGAAACTTGAACAGCGGGCGGTGGCGGCAACGCTTGAAAGCGTCACATGATAGTCAGCAGGTTTGCAGATTTTAGCGTGAAATCTGATAGGGAAAGACACCCCTGATTGATTCAAGGTGTGCTGACAGTAGACAGTCTTTATAAAAGGGTTGTTCCAAACATCAAGGAAAGTGAGGTGTTACCGTGAAGAAAATCGTTGCCGCATGGATTGAACAGATTCTTGAATTTCCTTCAAAACTGGAATATCTGGCTTATATGGAAATTCTGAAACAGAAGCATCAGAGATTCCATGTGACCAGTGAGGAACAGCTGGAATCTGGCGTCATGCGTATAAGAATCAGAAAGCAATATAACAATAACGCTTTTCCTGATGATGTGGAAGGTGGTGAAAAAGAGTGAACAAAAATCAGTTAAGAAGTGTGATGGCGTTACATGGTGATAATGATGGAATGCTTGCGGAATATCTTGGAATTTCTAAGTCAAGGTTTTCTGCAAAAATCAATGAAACAGGTGGCGCAGAATTCAATCAGGGGGAGATTTTAAAGATTAAACATAAGTATAATCTTTCTGCCGAAGAAGTTGACTTGATTTTTTTTAGCTAAAATGTATCTTGTTAAGATACAAGCGAAAGGAATGGTGATGTTATGAAGTTCAGTGAAAAACTGAAAAAGGCTATGCAGGAACTGAATCTGAATCAGGCACAGGTTGCCGGACTGACCGGGAGAAGTAAAGGGTCAATCAGTATGTACCTGAATGACAAGACAGTTCCGTCAGAGCAGACACAGAGTGATATTGCAGTATCACTTGGACTTGCGGCTGATTACTTTGAACAGGAAGATTCCCCGCAGTCCTTCATCCAGAAGGTCAAAGGCGGCGTTGTCCCTGAACTGGATGTGAAGGTTGCCGCAAAGATGCTTGGCATGAACCACAACACGGTCAGGAAGGGATTGCAACAGGGTGTTTTCCCTTGGGGTTATGCAATCCATACTTCTGAACGCCGCTGGGTGTACTTCATCAATGCGCTGCGGTTCGCTGAAATTGAGGGGGTGCAGGTCTGATGCCAAAGATTCAGTACAAGGAAATCAATTTCAGAGGTAAAAGCCTTAAACTGATTGAGCTTATCAATCAGGTGGTGGACGAATACAGTTCACAGGGCTATGAACTGACCCTTAGACAGACTTATTACCAGTTGGTGGCCCGTGGGTATATCCCCAACAATGAGCGCAGCTATAAGAACATCGGAAACCTTATCAATGACGGACGGCTTGCGGGCCTGATTGACTGGCACAGCATCACAGACAGAACCCGCAACCTTAGAAGAAATAGTCATTGGACAACCCCGTCAAGCGTCATCGAATCGGCTATGTATTCCTATATGCTGGATAAATGGGAAGGTCAGCCGAACTATGTTGAAGTTTGGGTTGAAAAGGATGCACTGGTTGACATCGTGGGGCAGGCCTGCGGCGGCATTGACACACCGTTTTTCAGCTGCCGGGGATACACGTCACAGTCTGAAATGTGGGCGGCGGCGCAGCGGTTCATTCGTCAGAATCGGATACGTGATAACTGCTTTATCATCCACCTTGGTGACCATGACCCAAGCGGGATTGATATGACAAGGGATATTCAGGAACGGTTGTGGATGTTCGGAGCCGATGTTGAGGTCAAGCGGGTTGCGCTGACGATGGAACAGGTTCAGACATATAACCCGCCGCCAAACCCGGCAAAAATCACAGATTCACGGTGCGGGAAGTACATGGAAGAATTCGGTAATGAATCTTGGGAACTGGATGCCCTTGAACCGCAGATGATGACAAGGTTAATTCGTGATGAAGTAACGGCGCTGCGGGATGATGACATCTATCAGGCGGTTTGTAACCGTGAAGCAAAGGAAAAAGAAGAACTGCGGATGATAAGCCGCCGATATGGTGAAGCGGTGACCTATCTGAAAGAAAGCGAGGTATAGAAAACATGAGGAAGTACGAGTTCACAGGGGAAACAAGGAAAATTCAGCTGATGTTCAGGACTGTCACACTGCATCGCATCCGGGCCGTCATTTCCTTTGGTCTGGTGGATGCTGGTGAATTGGGCGGCTGGATTGAGAAGGAAGAAAATCTTTCCCATGAAGGGAAAGCGTGGGTCTGGGGCAACGCCGAGGTCTGGGGCAACGCCGAGGTCTGCGGTGACGCCAAGGTCTGGGGCAACGCCAAGGTCTGGGGCAACGCCGAGGTCTGCGGTGACGCCAAGGTCTGGGGCAACGCCGAGGTCTGGGGCAACGCCGAGGTCTGGGGCAACGCC